AAGAATATCGTAATATGAATAATGGCAATTGGATGGGGCAATAAAACTTGGGGTGCATCGGAATGGGGAGACCTATCCGATGAAACCGTAGTTGTCTCATCCGTTGCTGCACAAACATCTGTAGGAGACTTTGTAACACAAGGTAATGCAGATGTTGAACCTACAACTTTATCAGCAACATTTACCATTCAAGGTGCAGTCGCAGGAGCTTCAGCTCTTGTAGAACAAACAGGCATTGGTTTTAACATTGTTACAGGTAATGAAATACTTGAAGCAAATGCAAATGTATTTCCTGATGGTGTTACTGCAACAACGAATATTACTGGAGTTACCATTGATGAATTAGGTTTAATTGGTTCTGGGTGGGGTAGAGCTAATTGGGGAGATTTTGTTTGGGGAGATAATTACTCTGTACAAACAGGATCAGTATCAGCACAAACAGCTATTACTGGAGTAACCACACAAGCTAATGCAGATGTACAAGTTCAAGGTCAATCTCTAACTATAATCATAGGAGATGAAGTACCTGAAGCAAATGCTAATGTATTTCCTGATGGTGTTACTGCAACAACGGCTATTGGTGAAGTACAGGCACTAAGATTACAGGGCATAGAGATGTCTGCAGGAGTAGGCACTGTAGATATTCAAGCAGGTGGTAATGTATTCGTAAACGTAGCTGAACATACGCTACAAACAGCAGTAAGTGGTGATAGTTTTGTATTTGCAAATTACATTCAAGAAGTAAGTGGTTTTTCTTTAACAACAACTATCGGTGACGAAGCAGTACAAGCTAACGCTGATGTTAATGTAACTGGAAACTCTTTAACGACTGAAATAGGTGACGAATTTGCATTTACTGATGTTACTGTAGCTATAGAAGGTCAACAGTTATCTACATTTATTGGCAATGAAACGGCATTTACTGATGTTACTGTTGAATTAACAGGACAATCAATTACAGGTGCTGTGGGTGATATAACCCCAGAAAGTATCTACTCAGTAACGGGTATAGCTTTAACAGCTGATATTGGCTCAGTAACTATTGAGGCTAACGCAGATGTTAATGTTACAGGTATAAGCTTGACTACAGCTATAGGTTTGCCTAGAATTACTGCTTGGGCTGAAGTGAATACTGGAACACAAGTAACTTGGACAGATGTTGATTTAGCAGCGTAAAAAGAGTAAAATACACACACAGGAGTTTTAAAAATTTATGGCATCAAGTTTTTCAGAATTAGGCATAGAATTAATGGTCACTGGCGAAAACGCTGGTACATGGGGTGATAAAACAAATTCAAATTTAAATTTAGTTCAACAAGCAGTAGCAGGTTATCAAGAAATCGATGTTGCATCAGCAGATGTAACATTAGCGATGACAGACGCTACAATTTCAAATGCAAGAAATATGACTTTAAAGTTCACAGGAACTCTTGCAGCAAATAGAACTGTAAATTTTCCAGCAAGTGTTGAAAAGTTTTTTAATGTTATTGATGGCACAGACCATGCAGGAAATACGTTAACTTTTAAAGTTACAGGACAAACAGGATTTTTATTATGTGAAGGTAATAATTATATCTGTCATGCAAATGGAACAGATATTGTCAAAGATCATGAAACAAGAAACTGGAGAGTAGTATCAGCAGCAGAAACAGTTCAAGCTGGTGCTCAACTTTTAGTAAATACAAATAGTGGAGCTGTAACGATTACTCTACCTGCATCACCAAGCACAGGGGATGAAGTTTCATTTGTAGATCAAGGATATGATTTCAATACAAATGCTTTAACCGTAGGGAGAAACGGTTCAAACATAGCTAACGCAGCTGCAGACCTTATAGTTAATACACAAGGTGCTGGTTTCTGTTTAGTTTTTTCAGGAGACGCGACTACAGGTTGGACTTATAAGGAGAAATAATTCATGGCTAATTACGAGGCTACCAAATACGATTTCTCAGGCGCAAATCTTACAGGAATACAAGGAGTTAATACTGGAATTATTGTTCCATGGTCAGACACATCTGTTCCAAGTGGATTTCTAGAATGTGCAGGAGCTGCAGTAAGCAGAACTACATACGCTGATTTATTTGCAGTTATTGGTACAACTTATGGATCAGGAGATGGTTCAACCACGTTTAATCTTCCAGACTTAACAGACAGAATTGTTGTTAGTCAATCACCAAACAAAACTTTAGCAAGTACAGGTGGAGCAAATACAGTAACAGGAGATGGTAATATTGCAGGGACCGTAGGTAATACCACAATAGCCACTCCAACACTTGCATCGCACTCACATCCTACCACCATTACACCAACTACTGGAGGAGGTCGATTTGACAGTGCAGACCCAGATCAACCAATTGTATCGGCTGGATCACTTGGCCCGCCTGCTCAGCGTATTGGTAACACAGGGGGTGGTGGAGCGCATACACACCCAGGTTCACTTTCTTTTACTGGAGATGCAACAAGTGTGTTACAACCATATTTAACTGTAATGTATATTATTAAAACTTAAGGAATTTAAATGGCAAACTATGAGGCAACAAGATATAACTACGATGGAGCAAATCTAACTGACATCGAAGGAGTAAACACAGGTATTATTGTACCTTGGTCAAGCTCCACTATTCCTAGTGGTTTTTTAAATTGTGATGGTGCTGCTGTATCAAGAACAACTTATGCTGCATTGTTTGCGGTTATTGGAACTAACTATGGTTCTGGTGATGGATCAACTACATTTAATGTTCCAGACTTAACAGATAGAACAGCAGTTGGTAAATCTCCAAGTAAATCACAATTTAGTACAGGTGGAGCAAATGAAGTTACATCATCAGGAAATGTTACAGGGTCTACAGGAGATACGGCTTTAGCCGTTCCTACTATTGCATCACACAACCACCCAAGTACTTATCGTGCTTCACCTACTAATAGGCCAGCTCAACCAGCAGGTGCTAGAGCTACTGCGGTTGCTGGCAACACAACTATTGGTAACGCAGGAGGAGATGGAGTCCATTCACATAGTGCGAGTGGTAACTTTACAGGTGGGTCTGACTCTGTACTTCAACCTTTTTTAACTGTAAAATATATAATTAAAACTTAAGGAATTATGGCAAACTACGAAGCAACAAGATATGATTTTGACGCAGCGAACCTCACAGGTATTCAAGGGGTTAATACAGGTATTATCATGCCTTGGTCAGACAGTTCTATTCCATCTGGATTTTTAGAATGTGATGGATCCAATGTTTCAAGGACAACCTATGCAGATTTGTTCGCAGTCATTGGAACAACATACGGATCAGGAGACGGCTCTACAACATTTGGCTTACCAGATTTAGTAGATAAGTGCTGTCAGAATGAATCACCAAATAAAACGTTTGCAACATCGGGAGGAGCAAATACGACTCCTACTAGTGGAACCATTGCTGCAACTTTAGGAAATACAACAATTTCTACTCCCACCATGGCAACTCACAACCACAACCAAAGTGCATTATCAGGTAATAGAGTAGGTAATCCATCACCTATTGTTTCTAGAGGAAGCACAGGAGATTCACCAACTACAGGAGGTGGAGGAGCGCATAACCATCCTTTTTCAGGTAATTTTACTGGAAACGCTAACTCAGTATTGCAACCATATTTGACTTTGATATACATTATTAAAACTTAAGGAGAAAAAAAATGGCAAAACATGGAACATGGACAGTAGTATTTGACGATGAACTTGTCGTTAAAAGAACAGGCGAATTTAATATGGCTACTGCTAGAGGATATGTCTGTGGAGGAACAGATTTTTGGAATCAAGCAAAATTTTCAAACTTACATGCAATTCAATTTACAGATGATAATGTAGACAATGATCAAGTAGAGTTTAAAGATAATACACCTAACGGAGTATACGATGCATCTATATACGGAAATTTTTCACAGTTTATAGATCTTTGGGATGCAGCGCATTTATATCAATTACAAGAAGATTGGGACAATGATAATGCACAAGTTGAAGATCCCGCTGATTCTGGAACATATAGAGATGAAACAAATGCAGAAAAAATAGCTAGACTAGGAGCAAGACCAACATCTTACATTTCATAATTATAAAGTTTTTAAAGAATGAAAGTAACAGACTATATCATAAGATTTGACAACCTTTTTTCTCATAATTTGGTTGAAAAAATTAAAAGCTATATAAATATAGAAAAATTAAATAATATGGGTATAGGGAATTCCAATATGGATTCTAGAATTGATAACACAGTTAGAAATGTAAAAGGATTTAGTGTTCATAATAAGTTTCCTATAATTAAAGAAAATGCCTCTAAATGGATTTTATTTAAATTAATTGCACAGCAATTAAATATTATACATTTAAATTACATGATGATGACAACAAAAAACCCAGATGCAATGCCTAATCTTTTGAATCAAGTTGATTTTTTAAAGTATGGTGAAGGTGGTAAATACGAAGTTCATACTGATGGTGGTTCCGTTTTTAGAAATCTTACAACCATTGTAAACTTAAATGAAGAGTATGAAGGAGGAGAGTTTCAATTTTTTAGACCAGATAGTAAAACAGAAGTTGTAAGAGAAGAAAAATTAAAAACAGGTACTGCTCTTGTCTTTCCTTCCAATTTTTTATATCCACATTCTGTTAAACCAATTACAAAAGGCGAAAGGTATAGTATTGTATGTTGGACACAATAAGAGATAAAAAATATATTTATATTAAAAATTTCTTTACCAAAGAAGAACTAGCTTTATTACAACCTTATTGTCTTGATAAAACTTTTAGTGCAGAAAATTTAAATAATGACCAATCTCCTGGTTGCCCTTCTTTTTACAAAGACTCTATTTTAAATATTATGTTAGAAGCTAAAAGAGAGAAAGCAATAGAAATTGCAAAAATACCTTTACTTAAAACATATGCGTTTTGGAGAGGTTACATACACGGGGGAATATTAGAAGACCATAAAGATAGACCTTCTTGTGAAATAAGTATCACTGCAAACATAGATAGCTGCGGAGAAAAATGGCCTATCCATATGGATAACAAATGGATTACCATGGAAATAGGAGATGCGGTAATGTATTTGGGTTGTGATGTTGTACATGGAAGAAAACCTTTTAAAGGAAAATACTGTGCTCAAGTATTTTTTCATTATGTAGATGCTAACGGGCCATACAAGAGTTTTGAAAACGATGCTAGACAAAATTAGTGATAAAAGTTTTATAAAAGTTTATGATGATTTAATTAGACCAGAAGATTGTGATGTAGCAGTAGAATTTTTTAAAGAAGAAAATAAATTTCAAAAAACATTTACAAGAGTTCAAGCGGAAGGTGCTTCTTTTACATTTAAATCAGATACTTCAGCGGAAATTAATGGAGATAATTATAAAGATGTTTTTGCAAAAGGTCCTAAACTTAAAAGTTTATTTGTAAATTTAAATAATGCTTTAAGAGTATACACTAGTGAGACTAAAATTTTAGAACATGTAGCTTGCCCCGAAATACATTGGGAACCTTCAAAAATTCAAAGAACACTTCCTGGAGGAGGTTATCATGTATGGCATGTTGAAAAATCAGGGACATCTTTAGATCAACTAAAAAGAGTTTTAGCATACACATTGTACTTAAATGATGTTGAAGAGGGTGGTGAAACAGAGTTTCTTATACAAAATATGAGAGTCAAACCTAAAAAAGGAAGAGTATGTTTTTTTCCCGCACACTTTCCATATTTACATAGAGGTAATCCGCCATTGTCCGAAGAGAAGTATATCATGACTTCTTGGTTTACGATGGCTAAAATAGATTAATGGAAAACAAAAGTCATATTCCAGCAGATTATTTAAACGAGCCAGTTGTTTGTTGTCTTTGGTCTGGAGCCTTAGAATCAACGCTTATGCTTCAGCAACATTTAGAAGATGGTAAAACTGTCATCGCGGTTCATGGTGAGATTCGATATGCTATTGAAGCAAAGCTAAGACAACCTATTCAAAATCAAGTTGTAGATAAAATATCTAAATATTTCAAACAAAAATATCCAGGTAAATTTATGTTGCATAAATTTGGTATTACCACTGATTTTAGAGAGTGTGGAGATAGTAATGATTTTATTTGGGGCACTGATGATCATTGGGCTATATTTTACGCAACACAAGTTTGTGTTACTCATGGATTACATTATATTTGGAAATCAGAATATACCTCTACTTTCATTGAACAGATCGAGGTTCCTTTTCATCCAGGGCAAGGTATAGGAAAATTTAACGTAAATTCTTATTCTGGTGAACTCGATAATTGTGTAAAAGCAGGGTTAAGAGGTTTTCCTTATCCTCCTCCTAGAGTCGTTTTTCCAGCAGGGGCTTATGCTCACACAGGTCACGATAGATTCAACTCTAGAAAAGAACTTTATGACGAATTAGATCCATATTTACAAAAATATGTTCGATCGTGCAATTCAGTTGAATGGTTTTGTGGTAAATGTTACCCTTGTTTAAAATGGAAACATTATGGACTTTATAGCGAGAAACCAGAAGATTTGGAAGAATAGCTTTTAAAATACGTATATGATAATATTATTATATGCCATTAAGTTTAATAAATATAAGACCAGGATTCAACAAACAAATCACAGATACAGCTGCTGAAGGTCAGTATGTAGACGGTGACTTTGTACGCTTTCGTTCAGGACTCCCTGAAAAAATTGGAGGTTGGGAAAAGATTACCTCTAACACTTTACCAAGTGTTGCGAGAGATCAACACCAATACACAGATCTAGATGGACGAGTTTATGCCGCTATAGGTACATTGCGAGGATTATTTATATATTATCAAGATAATTTTTATGACATTACACCCTTAGAGACAGCGCAATCTGGTGCAACATTTGACACAACTAACGGATCGGCAATTGTTACTGTAAATTTGACAGGTCATCAATTACAACAAGGTGATTATTTTACTTTTACATCAGTTACACCTCCAACAGGTGCTGGATACACAGCAGGAAATTTTGAAGATCAAACCTTTGAAGTAACATCAAGATTAAGTGCAGATACATTTACAGTTACCATGGCTACTAATGCAACGGCAAATAATACATCTAATGGCGCAGCAACCATAAACAGATATGTCAAAGTGGGACCTATATCAGGAGCACAAGGCTATGGTTGGGGCACTGATTTATATGGTGGAGAAAGTTCATTAGAAACAACTTTAAACGGTGGTATAAATAATTCAGTCACAACTATTACATTAACTGACACAACAGGATTTCCAACATCTGGTTCTGTTCGAATAAATTCAGAAATTATATCTTACACTGGAATTTCCACAAATGATTTAACAGGTTGCACTAGAGGATCTCAAAGTACAACTCCTGCATCTCACTCGGATGGCGCAGCAGTTGTTGCTTTGACAGCTTGGGGTGAAGATTCTTTAGCTGGAGGTACTGATATTCAACCAGGAAATTGGTCACTAGATAATTTTGGTCAAATACTTATTGGAACTATTTTAAATGGTAGAACCTTTACGTGGCAACCTATACAAAATACCCCTACCGCGTTAACCACCAGAGCAACAGTTATGTCAGGAGCTCCAACTAGATCTATTATGACTATTGTGTCTGATCAAGATAGACATCTTATACATCTTGGAACAGAGACGACCATCGGAGATACCACTACACAAGATAAAATGTTTATAAGATTTTCCGATCAAGAAAATTTTAATTCTTATGAACCCACCTCAACAAATACCGCAGGGACATTTAGAATTGATGATGGCACAGAAATACGTGCAGCGATTAGAGCCAAAGATTACATATTATTAACCACGGATACTGCTGCTTACACGATTCAATTTGTTGGAGCTCCTTTCACGTTTAGTATTAGAAAAGTAGGATCTAATTGTGGATGTGTTGGTCAACACGCAATGGCATTTAAAGACGGACTTGTTTATTGGATGGATGATTCAGGTGGATTTAATTATTTTGATGGAACAGTCAAAACTTTAGAGTGTTCGGTAGAAGATTTTGTATTTACAACTAATAATCCTGGTGATTTAGGCTTTAATTATAATGCACAGAAATTAGTTTATGCTGGAGTAAATTGTTTATTTGGAGAAGTCACTTGGTACTATCCGTCTGCAAACTCAGATGTGATTGATAGAGCGGTAACTTGGAACAGAGGTGAAAATTGTTGGTATACAAGTTCTTTAGCAAGGACCACAGCTGCGGATGCTCATTTATTTGATGCTCCATATAAAACAGAATTTAATCAAACAGGAGTTCCAACATTTCCAACAATTCAAGGTGTGAGTAATATTAATGGTTCTACGACTTATTACGAACATGAAACAGGAACTGATCAAGTTGTAGGAGATACAGTAACTGCAATAGAAGCGTTTGTAGAATCTGGAGATTTTATGTTACATGTCGATGGGGATGGAGAACTATTTACTAAAATTAGAAGATTTATACCCGACTTTAAACGACTTGACGGTGGTGCAAGAATAACAATCAATTTAAAAAATTATCCCACAGACACAGCTTCCTCTTCATCTTTGGGTCCATTTGACATTACGAGTTCAACTGATAAAGTAGATACCAGAGCTAGAGGACGAGCTGCAAGTTTAAAAATAGAAAACACATCTTCAGGCCAGACTTGGAGATATGGTACATTTAGGGCAGATGTACAACCTGACGGTAGAAGATAATGATAAAAAAAAATGTTATAATAGAGACTCCTGCATATCAAGAAGCTGATATTGAAGCTTTAAAACGTACTTTACAATGGTGTAAAAAACAAAAGACAGATAAAAAAAGTATTTATTTACTAAAAAAAAGAATAAATTTTTTAAAACAAGAAATAAATTTTATGTATGGCTAAAATAACTGTAACCATACCTGATCCAACACCTGTTTATGATTCAATAAATCAACAACAGCAATTGCAGGCATTGGATCAATTAAAACAACAATTAAATTACACTTTTCAACAAGACTTGAAAAATGAACAGGATACGTTTAACTTCTTTTTATCATGACCATACAATATAAAAACGCAGGTTACAAATTAAACACTACAAATCTAACAACAGTGTTAACCATTGATGTATCATCTAGAGCCATTGTTAAAGGATATACACTTGCCAATGAACACAACAATAATGTAGATACGCATATCTACTTCCATGATAATAGTGCAAGTACAAGTTATGTCATCTATCATAAAGAAGTAGGTTCAGACACAACTGAGTATCCAATTAATGGAGAACCTCTTAATTTAGAAGAAGGGGATAGTTTAGTGATGCAAGTTAACAATGCCAATACCTGTCATGGTGTGATTTCTTATGCACTTATAAACAGATCTCAGGAAAATGGCTAAGAAAAAAGGACAGTTCGGGGTCAATAACTTTGTAAAAAAGAAAAAAAGAAAAAGACCTGGAAGGGTTGCAAAATCTCCAAATAAATCATATACAAAAAAGAAAAAACGAGGACAAGGAAAACCATCATGAGTGAATTACCAAGAATACCTGCAATTGCTAAAGAGATCGTAAAAAACAAAAGAACAGGAAAAGTCTATGAATCTAAATCAGCTTTTGATGCAGATGTTGCTGATCCTAACACTGATACTACTTCAGATGATTTTAGACAAGATTTAGAAATTACAGTTGCTTCTTTACATACTAAAGGCGATACGATAAAGCAGTAATTTATGAAACCTATTGGCGGTACGGAGTTACAGTATAATCAGCTGTATAAATACGTAGACAATAAATTATTAGATAATTTTCAAATCACAACTTCCGTTCCTGAAAAAGAACCCTTATCAAAAGATAAAATTAATATTCTTTGGGTTCAAAATTCATATGATCAACCTAATGTGGCTCCATGGATGGAAGATAAATCTAACCATGATAAATATGATTGGTACATATTTAATAGTCATTGGTGCGCTGAAAAATACAGAATGATGTTTCAGCTACCTTACCATAAATGCACAGTCATTAAAAATGCTATTGATAATTTTTCTGGTAGAGCAGTTTATAAAAAAGGCGAACCTGTAAAATTATTATTTAGTTCAACTCCATGGAGAGGTCTTAGTGTAATGCTAGGTGCTATGCAGTTAATTAAAAATCCTTTGATTACCTGCGATGTCTACTCGTCAACTAAAATATACGGCTCAGCATTTGATGAGGCTAATCACAAATTATATAAACCCTTATTCGATCAAGCAGAGCAATTATCTAATGTAAATTATAAAGGTTTTGTATCTAATGAAGAATTATTAAAGAATATGTATAACTATCATATTTTTACGTATCCAAACATTTGGGAAGAGACGTCCTGTATTGCAGCCATTGAAGCGTTAGCCCATGGATTACACGGTATAGTAACCAACTACGGTGCATTATTTGAAACGTGTTCTGAATGGCCAACTTATATTCAATACCAAAGAAACTATAAGGACCTAGCTAAATTGTTTGCACATGGTATAGAAGGTATTGTTAATGTATTACATACCCCTGGCATGCAAGAATTATTAACCTCTCAACAAATGTTTTATAAAAAGTTTTATAGTTGGGAAAACAGAAAACACGAATGGACTAATTTTTTACAAGGAGCTTTAAATGGAAAATCATGAACCGATTTGGTTTAATCAAGAAGATAATGAAACACAAACAAACGAAAAACCTTATTCTATTTTTGTAGCCACACCTGTGCATAGTGAAGTATCCATTCATTATACAAAAGCACTTTTAGAATTACAAAAACACGGATTTAAAAACGGATATAAAGTTTACTTTCAAATTATGAAATCATCTTTAGTTACACAAGGACGTAATATGTGTGTGTCCGCATTTTTAGAATCCAAAGCAACCCATATGTTATTCATTGATTCTGATATTGCGTTTGAGCCAGGTGCAGCTCAACGGTTAGTAAATTGTAACAAAGAACTTATATCCATACCTTATCCATTAAAGGATATGAATTATGATAAAGCATTTTACATGATACAAAACGGACAAATAAAATCAGCAAAAGATTTAGAAAACAAAGCTTTTTATAGATACCCAATGAAAGTTCCAGATAATAACGTTATTAAAGTAGAAAACGGTTGTATTGAAGTTACTCATTCACCCACTGGTTTTATGATGATACGAAGAGATTGTCTTGAAAAAATGATAGAACATTATGGTGAATCTATGCAAATAGATCAAGACCAAATTATGAATGGTAAAAACGAAAGATTAAAGAATATGTATAACTTTTTTGACACAATGTATATTCCAGAAAAAAAACATTATTTAGGAGAAGATTTTGCCTTCTGTAAACGATGGAAAGATATTGGTGGTAAATGTTATGCTTGGGTCAATGATTATTTAGCACATGTAGGCGAACATAGGTATACAGGTCGTTTTGCAGATGAGTTGATAAGTAATCAAAATAGTGATAATCTTACCTAAACACGTGTAAATAGGAGCTTAATAATATGGCACTGCCAGCAATGGTACTACCTTTCTTAATCAACTTTGGAGTCAACAAAGCTATGGGAATGTCTACAGGTAAGGCTTTAGGTCTTGCGGGTATGCAAGCCTTATTACCTGGTGCTGGAACAGCTGGTGCTGCGTCTGGTGGAACAGGTGGAGGATTAGGTTCTTTAATAGCTGGTCAAGGTCAAGCAACAGGAATGAATGTTGCATTAGAGGGTGGTAAAGCTCTTGCTGCTGTAATGGCAGATAAAAAATACGGAGGCGCAGCCCCGTTCTTAGCATATGGTGGATTACAAGGATTACAAGGTGCTGCAGGTGTAGGTCAATTAGGACCCGCAGGATCAGCGCAAGCAACAGGTTTAGAAGGTGCAAAACAAGCATTCTTAGGTGGTCAAACACCAG